CACTCCCGCCGCGTGGCATATCTGGTGCCAGCCCTGTGGAATAGGAAACAGTCCGAATAAGCTGGATGCTTTGCGTAGGTTCAATAGCGCGTAGGGCCGATACATCGGCACAACGTCCAATATATTTCTGCCCATCCGCCGCGCCAATCTCGATCATAACATCAGTTGCTGAGCCTGATTCCGGCAGAACAGCAATAGGGTTTCCATCACTGTTAAAGGCAATTAGTTTATTTTTTCTCCCAGCTATATTGGGGAGCATTCCAATGCTGGACTCAGGAGATCTGAGTGTTCTTTTAAACAGGTTATCAGCATAAGTTACAGAGCCCGCATCTCCGTTATCAACATAATTCTTCGTCGCCGCATCCTGAGCCTGTGACGGGTCACGAAGGTTACGAATACGGTTATTAAGTGCGTCGTAATAGTTAGCGATGAACGACGGCTTTCGCAGCGCCAGTCGGAGAAAGCTGAAACACTGCTGGATAAGCATGGTCAGCTTGTCGAACGCATCCTCATGGACCTCTGCGAAGAACTTCCCCTGGTTGCGTAGGTCAGTCTCCTGGGTAACTGGCAGGTCACGTGAGATAGAGATTTGCCATCCGTTGGCCAGCGGTGACATCAGCACTACATTCCCACCAGAATAAGTACCAGCCCCGGTAACGGAGTAATCGGTATCCAGAGTCAGCACCGTAATATTTTCGTTAAGGTCAGCGACCTGGATGGTGAGATCTGACTTCTTGAAGATGCGGAACGTGTACGGGAAAGATGTGGTAACGCCGTTCCCTGTGTAGTCGTTATGGTCGACTTCGGTTGAGACCGTCATATGAAATCTCCGGATGTCGCAGCGCCCGGCGCGCCACACTGGAGATCATTCTATTACCCATCAAACCATATATGAATAAAACAGATCTAAACGAGCAAAAACATTACCATTAAGGTAAACAAAAGAGCTCTGGAAAACTTTGTTACCTTTTGATATATGTATATATATACAGTATTTATGGGAGTATTCCTAATGCCAGAGCGGTACCAGTATCCTGTCGACGAAGGTTTTGCGGATCGTATTCACACCCCGGAAGGGGTCAGATCCCTGGTTGTAAAATCACAACTGATGGAGTTGCTCAGGGAGATGGAGCGAGACGGCCACGATGTCAGCGGTGCGGCGGCGGAACTGGTGGCACTGGTTAACTATGTGACAAGCTCGCAGTTGTCGATGCGGGAGCTGCAAACGCATCTGGATTTCTGCGCGATGCAGATCAGGCAGCAACTCAGATAGTGATTGAAATCAAAATAACGATGGGTTTATTATTACCAAAATGGTAAATTTACAACCCATTTCCCTTGTGCCATAGTGATCAGGCATCGGCAAAATCCGGTGCCGGGATTGGCGTCCCGGATTACTAAACGGCGCACAACACGCGCACTGCGTGTTTTTTTGTGCATGCGCTCTGACGCACCTATTCAATGGTGGGCTGGGCGGGGGTCCGAAAGGACGCCGGTATCCGTTTAGGCCGGTACGCCAACTCCGTTCAGTTCACCACCAGTAATTGGCGTTGCGGTGGTGATAACTCTACTAAGCGGGGTATCACAATGAGCACCAAACCTTCCATTTTCAATTTCGAATCAGACTCAACTATTCGCGCCATTATGATCGATGGCAATCCTTGGTTTTTTGCATCCGACGTTTGCCGAGCGATCGGCATCGCAAACCATCGTGATGCAGTTCGCAAACTTGATGATGACGAGAAGGGCGTCGGCTCAACCGACACCCTTGGTGGTGAGCAGGAATCAGTTATCATCTCCGAGTCTGGCCTCTACACCCTTATCCTCCGCTGCCGCGATGCGGTGACGCCTGGCACCATCCCCTACCGCTTCCGCAAATGGGTAACCAGCGAGGTGCTGCCGCAGATCCGCAAGACTGGCCGGTACGTTCGGGAAGAACTCTCCCAGGCTGATAAAGCCCGCATGCTGGCGCAGGAGATGACCAGCAGCATGTTGCCGGCGATCATGGATGCATTGCAGGTCGAGCAGAAGCAATACACCTTCCCTCTTAACCGACGCTATCAGGATCACATCCATTCACCTGATGGCCTGCGTGAACTGGCGAAAAGCTCAATGGTGATGAAGCTGCTCCGCGAACTCGATGCTGACGGGCATGATGTGTCCGGCGCCGCCGCAGAGGTAACGGCCATGCTCAGCTACATTGTTGGTATCGGCGCCGTACTGCGCGATATAGAGACGCACGCTCAGTACGTGATAGCTAAGGCCAAGGGTTACTGAGACTGTTGGCGCAGGGAAGCGCCTTTAAAATAATTCTTGACGGATTGCATGGGTGGCTTAGTATTACCAATAAGGTAAAACAGGAGGCGACTATGAGAACTGATGATGTGTTGAAATTCTCGAGCCTTTTCAAAGTAAACGTGTGTCACGATACAGAAGAGAATGTATGGGTGGCATACTGTGAAGATCTTGGGCTCTCCACTGAAGCTGACTCTTACGAAGATCTGACCGAAAGAGTGTGGGAGATAGCTCCTGAGCTATATGAAATGAACGGATATAAAGGCAACCTCAAACGGCTGCATTTATCCTTCATTCAGGAACAGAACTTCACTGACAGAATGGCACTGTAGTGTATGGGAACAGGACTATACCCCAAGCTCGTTGATATCCTTAAGTCTGCAAAATGTTATTTTGTAAGGCAAGGAAAAGGCAGTCATGAGATATGGTATAGTCCATTGTCTTCAAGAAATTTTTCTGTTCCGTTTACTGTGAAATCGAAACATACAGCAAATAACATATTGAAAGACGCTGGTTTAGATAAGTATTTTTAATAGCCCGCATAGCGGGCTTTTTGATGGATGGCGCCGTGACATGTCACGCTACTTGTCTTGCAGTTCTTTTATTCGCTTCTCTTCTTCAAGTTTCTTTCTCTTTAACCATAAAGACAATACTCCTTCTGTTTTTCCTATAGCGCCTATCATCATGATAAGAAAATAAAGAGAAATTGCTGATGAAAAGAACATGAATATCCATGGGAAAACTTCTTCAACACGTCCATAATTTAGCATTCTGAAATTTCTTTCAGATAAAGCCAAAGCAGACAAAACTAACGTAACTGTATAAATGGCAATTAATATTCTCTTTAAATTAACGTTCATTTACCTACCGCCTTCCCTAAATCTGGTGCTCTGCGTGGCGCAGTATCGCCAGGCTCCCACCAGCTCGTTGTGTTGAACTCCCGCTGCGCGCGGTCCCTAACCCTGTCGTTGTACCCTGGGTTTGCCATCTCCTGAAGCTGTTGCAGGATCAGGTGATTGGTAATGGCTTTAGCATACCAGAGGTTGGCAAATGGAGTGATCATGCGAGCGGTCTTTAGCGCATCGGCGCCGAAGGATGTTTCCTCACCTTTTAACGCTTTCTGTGGGTTTGTTACTAAAAGCTTCATTAGTTGCTCAGCAAAGCTCAACACAGGCCCACCCAATGTTGCCCCAATGCTTGATCCATACTGCGTATGGTCCTGGAACAGGAAATCGCCGTAGATACCGAATGATCCGCCTTTCAGCAGCGCCTGCACCCATGTCGTTGGTTTTGTCATGTCCAGCGGGTCATTGCCTGTCAGCAGGCTGTTCATCTGGTTAGCAAACATCCCTGCCAGCGTCGTACCGGCAATATAGGACGCCAGGAATTTTATGGCTGGCACCGTATCAAGATCCTTGGAGCGGTTAACCAACTGGCGAAAACCAGCGAACGGCGTGGTTTTAAAGAGCATGAAACTTTTAAGCAACTGGCCTGCATCATCACGGGCATAGGTATCCAGCCCGGTGGCCGTTGTAACTGCGCTGGTCATCTCACCGTGAGTGATCCCTAGCAATTTCTGAGCAGCTTCCGCCCGGGCGTTACGCACCATGCGCGAAATCGTCTGCTCGGCCTCTGCGTCGAATGCTTCTTTCATCCGCTTCAGGCGTTCAGGTGACATATCGCCAAGCGCTGCCAGTGCCGTATCACTACCGGCGCGCACCTGGGCGATCCTGTCAGCCATAATATTGGTGATCACCTCATCCGGAACGGCGTAAATAGCATCCGGCGTCATGCCCATATGTCCGGCTGTAGTCATTGGCCGCAGCTCTGCCGCTGCCATGATAGCCCAGTCCTCATTACTCCATCCCTTATTTGCCAGGATGGTTTTATCTGAGCCCTTAACTTCATCAAGGGTCTTAAATTTGCGGGTTAGCTCGCCAATGTTTTTATACATCAGCAGGCCGAATGACGCCTTGTTTGCCCGGTCCATTGCAATCAGCCCGGACCACTTCAGGGTTTTCTCAGCAAACCAGCCGGTAATGCCGCGAGACAGATCAAACCCGCCCATCTTCGATACGACAGCAGCATGCGAATCTACAAGCAGGCCAAGCTCTGCATTCGCGCGCTTCGCATCGCCGTTAAACAGGTTCCTCAGCGTATTTGCAGAGAGCCGCATACCATTACGGTCAAAGCCAAGAGCCTGCGCATTCGCGCGCATGATAGCCTGATCGCTGGTTGCGGTCAGAACGCTGGTACCGAGCATGGCGCTGGTCATAAGGTTGCGGAGACCGCCAACAGCCGACGTGAATACGCTCGATGTGGCCGCGCCATTAAGGCCGGCCATTGAGTTAAACATGCGCTCGACCATCTTGCGCTCATCGTTCATCTTGCCGACTTCCTTCCCGCCAGTCACCGCACGCTGATATACACGGTCCAGCACCAGGGAAAAGTTTCTTGCAGCATCAGGTCCGAATGCTTTCACCACCCCAAGATCGCGCGAAGAAGACTGCAGGTGCGACATCATCACGCCAGCAACCGGCTGCTGAGTGTAGCGCTCCATGTAGGCAAAATGGGATTGGGCGTCTTTAAATGCCATCACCCTGCTCTGGGATCCGCGGTTCTTTATCCCGCCGGTCCCCATGAATGCGCCCGGGTCGATTTTGTTGGCACCGTCGGTGGCCTTCGTTTCAAAGATCGCTTCCAGCGCTTGGCGATACTCTATGTCATTCATCGGGCTGCCGTCAGGATTAACGTAATTGCTGCGATCCTGGGTGTTGTAAACGTCGTCCACCCATGCCTGCCGCGCAAACTCAATCGGCGGCTGGCGGCCAGAAAGCCTCGCCTTAGCCTGTTCTGCCAGCGGCAAAGATGCCAGCCACTCATCGCGCCCGGCGTTGCGGATAAAATCGGCGTCGTCTACATACGGCAAATGCCAGTCGTCGCGCAACCCGATATCAAAACCGTTGTCGTTCATCTCCTGCCGTGCCCGGCTGGTTACGTCGCTCCAGACCTTTGCGATCTTCTTCGCCTGCGGGTTACCGGTATCTTCACCATACAGCTCTTTCAGGATCTGCAGTTGTGCAGATTTAGCCGCCTGCTGATCGAAAAAGCTGCGAAAACGCTGCTCACCAAGTGCCTTGCTCTGCTCGAAAAATCTTCTAACGTCATCGCCGGCTTTTAGCATTTCTGCGCTGAGCTGGCGCGACCAGTCCTGATAGGCGCCTGTCGCCAACTCCTCTGCAGAAGTGACATTGATGTCAGGATCCTTGCCGAAAATCTTCGTGCGGCGCCCGGCAAAGATAAACTGCTGCAAATTCGCGGGCGTCTGCTGTTCTGGCGGGATATTCGCATCGAGGGTGTCTGTTACCCTGCTGATGGCCAGCGCGTTCTGTGCGACGCGCTGGCGCTTCTTATAGACATCATGAACAACGCGCTGACGCACAAGCTCAGCGGCCTCCATGTACGTCTGTGCATCAGGGATACCAGTCTTGCCATCCCGGGCGTTTTTCCGGTGAACGTCGCGCACGGCCTCTTTGATCCGGTCTTCGATATTTTTCAGCTCATCAGCCTTTGGCTGACGGCCCAGCGTCTGGGCAATGGCTTCAACACATGCCTGTTTCATTATGGGTTCCTCAGGAAGCACGCTGCTGCAACGGAATAAACTTTCGACTCTGCCTGTACGGTATGGATCTGGTCGTCAAATTCAGCCAGAACGTCAGAAAGTTTTGCTGGCTGCCCGGTGTCAGGGTGCGCGATCGTTAATTCTGGATTCGCAGTTGCCATATCACGTGCGGCCATCAGGTCGTAACTGTTTGATGAAATCGCATGGCCGGTGTCAGGATCAACACTGACCTGCCCGCCAGTTTCGTCGGCTGCCGTGAATGCACTTTCTGCGCGTGGCGCCGGTGCTTCTGCAGCCAGTTCTGACGGCGTTTCATACCTGACACCATTCTCTTCGAAAACCTGCTGCATTGCATGGTACTGCTCGTTGGCAGATTCCAGCATGCCTGGCCGCGCCGGGCCATCCAGCCCACGAGCCATCATTCCGATGTTCACCGGTTGCCCGTCAGAAAGCTGGCGATACGCTTCATCCATGGCCGACACATGGCTGTTGATACTATCGTTGCTGGCATGCAGAACCGGGGCCGACTCGATGTCGTAATAAAGCCCCTCGTTCAGAGTGTGGGCTGCATCGATGTCGCTAGGTTTAATTTCTGTCTCACGCACCAGGCCACGCATACTTTCAGGGATGATCCCCTGCTGAATACGGGACAGATCAGCGCGGGCCTCATAAAACTGACCGCCCTGCTGATGTGGTGCAAGAGTATCGCGGGCATTCTGAAGGCGCTCTCTGGCAGTAGCGAGCTGGCTGGCTATGTCATCAAGCTTCGCCCTGTTTTCAGCATAATAACGGCGATTAGCGCCGCCGCTTCCGGTTGGTGCTGCATCACGGATGGCTTTATCCTGAGCCTCAAGTTTCGCTACTGTACGCTCACCATTAGCAATCTCTGACTGCCACACCTTCCTGTCACCACGGGATAAAAGCTGATTTGCGTTCTGCTGCAATTCACTCATTCGCGATTCGTAGGTAACCTGCGGCACCTCTGGCGCAGCAGGGCCATCACCTAACGGGGAAGGTTGCGGTGCTGCCTCATTTCCCGGTGACGGTGAAGCAGTTTCGTCAGGTACGCTCTGAACCTCTGCCGCGGGGATCGGCGCTTCGGCATCTGCCGGAGGTGGCGTATCAGCATTTCGCGATGCCAGGTGATGAGCACCACCAAAGGCACCGCCAAGCACAGCGTCAACCAGCATCGCCTGCCCGTCAAATACCCGGTACTGCTTCGCCATATCGGAATAACCTTTCTCCTCCAGTGTTTCGCCAACTGAATAACGGTTAAGGCCGCCAAATCCGGTGTTGATTGCGACGCCTGACGCGATGCGCGTGGCCAGCGTCGTACCGATAGCGGCGGGAAGCGCCATGCCTGCGGCATTGAAAGAACTCTGTTGCGCAGCCAGATTACGCGCGGTGGACTCGTCTACACCTTTAGCTCTGAAGTCCTGATATGACTGCTCATAGGTAGATCCAAAAGCCGTGGCGGCGCCTACCGTAGGGCCGCCAATGATTGAGGCACCAATCGCTGGCGCAAACTGGCCGAGCCCATAAAGTACCTCTGCGGCCGTACCCTGACTGCCGGCGTCTGGTTTCACATAACCGCGCGCGCCCTGCAGTTGCTTACCGATCGTGTCATAGGTGTCGTTCAGGGCTTTATCAGCGTCAGGGAACATAACGCGGAAAATGTTCACCGTCGGCGCCACATCTGCCGTGAATGCTGGATCGCTGATAAGTCGCTTGCTGAAACCAACGGTAGACTGCGCCAGCCCGATTGTTCCCTCCGCTACACCTCGTACAGGTGCGGAAATAGACCCCTGGAAAAACGTCGGATCATAGTCTTCTGGCCGCGCCGGATTAGCCGTCGTTTTATCGTCCGTCCATGCCTGACCTTCAGGAGCCAGAGAAAATACATCGGCCATTATTCAACCCTCACGACTATTGCCTGATTTGTTTTTGGGTCTGTCGCCCAGCGCCCGCTGCCGCTCACCAGGCGATACTGGTTATTGCCAATGTTCACCGGCGTAAAGTTTGAAGCGGCATTTTCATTCAGCCCGGCGTCTTTCAGCGCCTGCTGTGCCGCCACTGTGTAGCGATCCTTGAAAGTGGATTTATCCATGCCGAACGGCATTACCACATCACCACCATTGAAGCCTTTGTAAACCCCGCCGGTGGCGTATTGCGCGGCCTTCTCGACTACATCCGAATTAGCCGCATCGGTGCGGGTCATCGCGGAATCTCCAGACTGGTAAGCGATCCCGGCGTAAGCGGATTTGAACAGGCTATAACTCAGCTGTCTGGCCTGCGGGTTATTGGCAAATGCATTGCCAACCTGATCATCAAACGCACGCTTCAGCTTGTCCTCGCTGGGTAGTTGAACCGGCGTGATCCCGGCATCTTTCATGCCCTTCGTGGGGTTAAGCAGTTGATCACCAGCCAGGATAACTTTAGAGACATCATATTTATTCATGGTCGGTTTGTAGCCAATGAACTGGCTGTACGCGATCGATGGCTTCGTGTTGTCGTACTGATTATCCGGGGTGCCGAGCAACAGCGCAGAGTAAGCGGTTGCCGCGCTGCTCGGTGCAATGGCTGACGCAACCTGTCGCATCGCGGGAGCCGGAAGTGTCTCGCCCATGTTCTGCAGGAGCTTTATCGTCTGGTCGACATTTTGCGTTCCGCGTACCTGCTGAGCCAGAGCATTGGCCTCTTCACTGCTTAGTATCGGGGCATTGATTCCAAGCTCACGCAGCCGATCCTGAGATGAAAAGCGGTTGGCTACTTCAGCAGTGATATCGTTTGGATTGTTACTTGAGATAGGCTTATAGGCGCCGATGTCCACCGCGGCATTGAACGGATTATTCTGGCGCTGGCTGATCACCTTCGTGGCGGCGGCTGATACCTGGTCGAATAATTCAGCTCGCGATGCATAACCCTCCCCTGTCTGTTCCGGCGTCGGCTTCAACTGGTTGACGTATGCCGTGATGCTGCTGGTAGGCATGTTGCGGAATGAGCCAATGTACTGCCCGGCAATCTGCGTATTCCTGAATTCGGTGTAACGCTGGTTTCCCTCCCGCACGCCGTAGGCAGCCATAAAATCAGCTTCCCCTGGCGGGTTTGGGAACTCAACACCTCGCATGTAAGCCGCGGTGGCGTCGCGAACCTGGCTATCGATAGCCGTTCTGTATTCGGCCTGCTGCTGCCGACGGATCTGGTCAGCCTGGCGCAGAAAAGTGGCCTGCGCTTCCGGCGTGGCGGCGTCGAATGCTGCATTGCCGGTGTAACGTTTATTGCTGGTTGGCAACTGTGACAGCCCAAGAGCTGCGCTGACGCCGATTGATAGCTGGTCAGGGCTGTATGGTTGCGTGCCATTTTCATGTTTAATGATAGCGGCACAGAGCGCCTGCAGCGTATCAGGATTGGAAGCATCAAGAGGCTGGTTTGCCGTTACGCCTAACTGCGCGCAAACCGCTTTGATGTATGCGGCCGTGTCGTTATTGTCAGACGGCGGTGCCCAGCGGTTAATGATCTCGCCAACGGTATCAATCCCCTGCCGCTGGTAGGATATGAGGTTGCGGCCAAGCGCGCGGATCCCATGCTCCGGAGTCTCGAATTTTGCAAACCGACCATCACTACCAGTCTGGCCTACCCATGGATTTGATGAACTCGCTTCGAGGTTTCCTGGGTTATTGTTGCGTATCCCGCGCGGGCCATCTGCTGATGTTTCACCACCGCCGGAGACAGCCCGCCGTGAACCGGCGGCCGTATCGCTCAGCTCACCGTTGCTCTGAATGAATCCGATCGCGTTATTTGCTGACCACTGAGAAAGCGCGCCATCTGCTACCTTCTCTTTGAATTCCACCTTTTTGGCCTGGATCTGCTCAGGGCTCCACCCATGTGCGGCGCCGAAGCTTTCTATTTGCTGAAACACCTGCTGATTAGCCAGCACATAGTTGGCGTTATCGCCGTACATCGCCGAAGCGGTTTTGGCGCCGGTGGTCAGCGTTGCCTGGAACTGCCCCTCTTCATACGCATTGAGCTGCCCTATCTCATGCCGGCCAGCCTGAGACGTAAACTGAATGCGCTGCTGCTGAGCCTGCTGCAGGAATCCCTGGCGCGCCGACTCCGGCAACTGCATCGCCAGCTCCTGAGCCTTTGCGTCAAAGAGCTGGGTGTATTCCTGCCCCTTGCCGAGGGCATTTTTACCCTGCAGGTTAAGCAGGCCATTCTGCGGATTGGTCATCAGATCGCTTGCGGTCTGCGTCAGTTGCAGCGATGCATCCTGAGCCATAGCGACATCAGCGCGCTGTTTAGCCTGGCCGAACACGTCAAGCGCCTGGCTTCCTGCGCTCAGCAGCGCATCGCCTGCATTTGGTTGATCGAATGCCTGAAATCCCTGAGTGGAAACGCCGCGGCTTTCAACCTGACGACCGGTTACGGTTGGTACAACTGGCATAGTTCTCTCCTTATCGACCGGTAGGCGTGCCGATGGCAGCAGAAATTGGTGCGGCCTTACTCTGCGTGAACGGGTTCCAGGTTCCGCCGAATGACTGATAAGCGCCATAGGCTTTCAGTGGCGCAGTAAGCAGCGTTGTCGCCGCGCCGATAGTTCCTGAACTTTTAGCCGCGCTTGCCTGCGCTTCATAGTTAGCCGCCTGCGTCTGATATCCGTATGCTTCTCGCTGAGCATTATTGACGGTCGTCAGAGCATCCAGTGCGCCAAACTGCGCCGTATCCCCGAAAATATCCAGCGCAGATCCTGAGCTCATATCAGCACCAGTTGCGCCCATTATTGCCGCCTGTGTGCCCTGCCGCTGCCGGGTCTCACGACGACGCTGATCAGCCTCCGCGTTACCGCGATTTATGGCGTCATTAGCCTGGGCAGTTGCAACATCAGCATTCTGCTGAGCAACCGCGGCAGTATATTTACCCTGCTGATACTGGTTATATGCAGACAGGCCGCTGAGTGCTAAAGTCGCGCCCGCGGCGATAGTCGGATCACACATCAGTTTTTCTCCATGTAAAAGCGGTGGAACGGCAGTCCGAGCACGCCATACGGCGCCTGGTCTTCCAGGGTAAAACCGAGCCAGTGCAGCCACGCTTTTGCGACGTGGTTACGGGCATCGACATAATTTTCGAGATACGGATAGACGGACAGCATTGCAGCAACCACCTTCCGGCAGCGGCGCAGAAATGTGCGCTGATAGCGCTCCAGATCATCTGTGCCGACAAGCCATGGGATCCCGCAGCCGCCAATCATTGAAGCGGGCGCCACGCCAAAGACAGTGACAACGCGGCCGTTTATCAAGCCGGCACAACAGAAGGTTGAGGTACGAAGACCACATTCCAGAACACGGGCAGCACTCCAGCCATTCGTGGCGGCAAACTCTTCGATGTCTGCCAGGCGCACTCTGGGGATAATTTCGGCGATGTGCTCTGCGGTGGCCGGGACTATCTGGGCGTTAATCATTAAAAGCCTCCCACGGTAATTCGGGGGATAACCGCCAGCACCGAAAGCGGCAGCGGGTCAGTCTGTCGGATTTTTACCCGCCCATTTTTATCCCAGTTGCTGTCGAGCTTGACCTCTACTTTGCCTGTGGCGTCATCAACCGGATCGTCGTAAAACTCAAACTCGCGCTGAGGGTATTCGTACCACTGGCCGCCTGGAGTTGATGCCCAGATGCCTCGGCTGGCGTTGACCACCAGCGTCACGGAATTGATCAGCTGTTTCTTATCGAGCAGCGTCTCCTGCCCGTTAATATTGATGTCCAGGGTTTCAAACTGGGCGTTAATCGGCAGGCCGATGTGGACCACTGCGCCGGGTTTCTCCAGCGTAACGGCGCCGCCGGTGACGACTTTCTGCGGCTCTACACTGGCGTCGGACAGTACATTGACGGTCTGTCCTTCAAGGTGATCGAGTCCGGCGAATGTCTGGCGGGCCATATACCAGTTAGTGGTGGCGGTATTGCGCAGGACAGGAGGAATATTCCTGTTGGCTGTGACGGTTACCGAGTTGCCGCTTTCAACCGAAATAATGTCGCAGCGCAGCTGCATGGCAACGGCGCTACCATCTTCAGGATCGGTTCCTGTGTAGGGGAACTGGATCTGTGCGCCGACGTCTCCCGCGGTAAAATAGCTGGCCCCGCTCATCGTCAGGGTATACGGCACCTGATAACTCCAGTCCCCGCTTCCACCGCTGATAGTGGCCGCCCGGCTGCCGGTGTTGCGTCCGTCATAGGTCAGTCCGCTGTCGACAAAGAAAGCGTCAAGGTCATCGGTGAACTGGCGGCTTGCCAGCCTCTCGATATAGCGTTTCGTCTGGCCGTTGATAGTGCGGTTAACCACGAAATAGATCGCATCCTCGCTGCCTTCACTGATACCGCAAGTGCTCTCATATTTCCCGGCACTGGATTGCGGAGACCAGGCGAATACCTGTTGATCACGCAGATAGGTCAGCACCAGCAATTTCCCATCGTCACGCACGCAGAATGCGCTGGAGAACGGGACAATACAAAACGCCCAGTCGACAATGCTGCGCTTCTGGAAAAGGTGATTAGCGAGGATTGTCAGGTCGTTACCCTGAAAACCGTCCACATCAAACGAGTAGGCCAGATCCCGCACAACGCTGCCCTTCTCCTGGATAAAGAGCGCGATATTCGAAACCGCGATAGGAGGTACATCGCTGCAGCCGTTTGAGCCCTGAGAACTCAGGGAGAATGCAGAAGGCGTAAGCACTTTATTCTGGTCACCGGTCACAACAAACTCACCGCCGGAGGTCAAAACAACCAGTGATCCGACATCGATGAGGTGGCGAATTTCGTTAACCTGCCGGCCAGCGTAGGTATAAACGATCCTGTCATCGTCCTGCGTCGGGTTACTCTTGCCGAAGTCTTTATAGTCACCGGTACGGCTGGCCCAGATGGTTTGCGGATAGGCAGGAGATGCAGCGAAGTACAGCCTCTGCTGGTAGTAGACGACTGTCGCCGGATAGCCATTGACGCTGTTCCACGCATAGCGCGCCCACTTGTAGCTGGCCTTGTCAGCCCCAACAACGTTCTCAGGGATACGAGAAACCACATCAGCGGTTGCAGTCAGCCCGTCACCGGCGACGGCAGTGATCCGCACAATGCCAAAACCACTATGCAGGTATTCCCACTGCACGCCTGTATCATCATCGCCGGTCCCGCCCCAGCCATCCCACGCCATACCCTCGGTGTGTGATGGGCGCAGCGTCCCGGTTTTTCCTTCGGTATTGGCGCGATAGTAGTTGCTGTCGGCGCGCCGGATATCCTCGATCGATGTGCTCTTGCTGGTTTCCCATACCGGTACAGAGTCAACGGCTGGCTGCTCAAGGTAGAACAGCTTTCCGACCTGCTCGGCGCCGAATATTGCAGAGCTCGCGGTAAGCGTGATTGTCCCGGTTGTGGCGCTGGCCCAGACAGTTTTGGACTCGTCGACGTTGATATCTTCAAACGGGCCGTTAGTTGTCTGCACATCGACGATCTGCCAGTTGTCATGCGCGTAACGACGCAATTCTTTAGGCGGATAGGAAGGATGCACGATCGTCATCACGTCGGCGCTTTGGGTGAATTTCAGGCCGAAAACATCATTTTCTGTATAAGGCGTCGCCAGCTCGTAAATCACATCGCCGGTGGTCAGCACCAGGCCGCCGTCTTTGATGACGCGCATGTAATTGTGGCCAAACTCCAGCGCATAGGTCTGAACTGTCGAAAACTGGAAAGGTATCAGGCGACATTTGCGATCCGGGTATTTCGCCGCGGCGATGAACTGCGTGCCCGGGCGGTTCTCTACCCCGCCATACTGCCGCACAATAAAGTTATCGCACTTGCGCAGCGCCACCTGGTACTTCGCCATATCGATGCGGCCATAGAGCGATGGAGCAATTTCTCCACCTGAGAAGCTCGGTTGTATCCAGCTAACAGATGCTGGGTAATGCGGTCTAGCCATCAGCACATCCTCGCTACGGTAAACGGATCGTCAGGCATTTGCGGTTCCTGCGATTCGTTCATGCTGTGAGAGCCAGCGCTGAGGATGATCCGGCTATACATGCTCAGGGCATTATTGCCGAGGTCGGCATTACCCGTGAGAACCATGTTAATAGCCGCGGCCAGGCGCCAGGATAGAGCTTCCTGGAAGATGGGATCGAACATGTTCACGTCGGTAATGCGGGCCACATACCGCAGCCAGGCCTGCGGCAGATCGGTGTAAATCAGGCGCCCCGTGCCGGCGCTGTCTGCGCCGACCACGTATTGCACGCGCATAGCAGCCGTTGGATACCGAACACCGGGAACCGGAATTTCAATAATCTTCAGGCAGTCAGTCGGATAGGTGTATGCGAATGCCCAGTCCTGCGGCGGGTTGTTGGTGTCAGCCAGCGCGATATTCTTGGTCGCAAAATTCCATTCAAAATCGGCCAGGACAGCATCACGAATCGACTCGTAATACAGGGAACATTGCCCGGCTTCTTTGCTGGCTTCTTCCAGACTGTTGATGCTCCGGTTATTACCGATGTTGCTCAGCGCCCGGTTGCAGATCTCAATGACAGAGGCCATTACTCGCCCCCTTCACCGTAAAGCGTCTGCGCCGCCGTCTTCGGCACCTCACCTGAAACAGGCGACAGCGCCATATCGGTGATTTGCAGATCCGCGCTGCGGAAAGTGCCATCGTCGCCTTCACGCGCCGAGATACCCTTAATCACTGCTTTTGCGGTGATCATCACCTCAGTGCCTACATTCTGCGGCTGCGCTTTCAGCTTATTCAGGGTGTCATTGTTCAGCGTGATGCACAGCCCCCACGGATATTCGTCACGGGTTTTGGTCTCGCCGCTTTCATCCTGGTAGCTGTCGGTGCCGGTTTTGAGATTGACCATTTCCATAGAACGCTCCTACAAGAAAGGGGCCGAAGCCCCCTGGTTTATTCTGAGGCTCAGACGCCTAAATCTTTTCGCTTTTCGGCGATCTTCTCGCGCAGCGTTTCGGCTTTGGTGTTGTGATGCGGCTTCTCGTTAAAGAGCAACTCGTACTCTTCGCGGAGCTTATCCAGCTCGTCATCGCCACCACCGCCTTCGTTCAGCGGCTCAGGTTTAACGACGGCGGGAGCCACAACCTTTTTCGTTGCCTTCGCCTTTGCTTCCTTTGCCGCTTCGTTCAGCGGCTCCAGCGCTGAGCCAGGCACCCCGTCATACTCAATCTCTGAACCCTCCGGCCAGAGGTTGTTATGGATATGGGACAGACGCAGCACGCGGTATTTTGCTTTTTCAGCTGACATCGATACCTCCTTAGCCGGTCACTTTAGAGCGGGTCGGGTACGGGGTATTCGCATCAACGTCCAGGTTGATACCGGAGGTGAACGCGCCAGCAGTCAGCGGGCCGGTGGCTACGGAGTAGTTCACACGCAGATAGCGCTGAACGCCCGCCGGTACCTTCGCCGACACAACGCGCTTACCAGCTTTAAGCGCTGCCAGAGCCAGGGCGCCGCTGTCATAAATGGTCGTCCAGGTGCTGTTGTCCGGGCTGGTCTGCAACTGCACGTTGACGGTGGCGGCGCCAGCAGCGGTAGCCGTGGTGTTAACGAGAGCCCAGAACTCCAGCGGATAACCAACGCCGATATCACGGCGGGTGCCGTCGACAGGCGCCAGGTCAATCACATCAGTAGAAGCAGCAGTAGCCGTAACCACCTGCGCTTCGGAGAACATCAACAGTTTGTCGAGGATCATCTTCATTTCTCCATTTAGCAGCCCGTTACCGGGCCGCTGGTTATAGTCAGGGGTTAAACCACGCGAGCTTCAGTTTCCAGAAGCGCATCGGTTTCGCGAATAGGAACGCCACGGAAGCTGGTCCACCATTCGCCTTCAGTCTCTTTTACGCTGATTGCCAAAGAGGATTTCTCCAGAGATTGCAGATCAAGAGCCTGGGCAACGGTGCGGTTCATGTAGAACACCGGGCGCCCCATGCCACGGTTAGGGATGCGATGCAGCGCTTTCACCATGAGTTTGGCGATGTTCGCCGCCGCAGCAGGATCGGACAGGTCGCTGATATCGATGTTCGCGATGCGTACAACGTAGCGCCAGTCGCGCAGGCACAGGCCGTTATCCCACTTATAGTGGGTGCGGTAGCCTTCATACTGGCCGCCGTTGGCATCTTTCAGAGTCTGCTGGCCTTTATCTTCCATCTGCAGACCTGCTTTCTGGCCTTTCGGGAAGATACCGTGAACGGTGTTTTCGCCCCATACAATGAGCCAGATTGAAGTGTTATCGGTGCCAGTACCGCCGGCGTCGATAATGTTTTGCGCGTTGGTAGCCGTCAGGTCGGAGTAACGAGAGGACAGGCCCATGAACTGCTGCGGGTTAACGCTGGTGTCGCCATAAAAAAGCGTTTGAGCCATCTGCTGATTCATCGCTTCAATAAATGCGCGATCTTCTGAAAGTCGGAATTCAGCGGTATTTCCGTTCAGATCTGCCAGAGATTTATCAATCTCCGCATAGGTTTCCAGCATGCCAATGCCATCGGTAACCTGCACAGTGGTCGATTTGCTCGGCTGTACGCCGTAGTTGAGCAGACGCCAGGTCGCCGACGGCAGGCCAGAGCGAATGGTCGTACGATGACCGGTCGGCAGGTTGCCTTCAACGATCAGCATGTCCTGCAGGATCGGGTTGGTTTGGGAAAGGAGTTCGATAATTTTATCGATTTTCCCGTTCGGGTCGATGCGCTTACCCCAGTCAGCCAGCGTCAGCGCAGTAATGCCTTTAACAGCCATGGTTATATCCTCTCTTATTTGCCATAAAGCACTTCGGCCGCACTACGGTGACCGCTTTCTTTACCTGTCACCATGCCGTCTTCCGACATGGCCTTACCTACTTTGATGAACGCTTTCACCAGCTCCGGGTGATTACCCAGCCCTGTGCCGTTCAGATATTCCTTCAACTCCGGCGTACCGAAGGTATCCAAAGCGCGCTGAGCAACGCCGAGGTTGGCTGTCAACTTATCGCCGCCGATTTCTTTATCGGCCTTCACAGTTGCTGCCCACTCTTCAGTTTGTGCCTGCCATGCATCTGCCTGACGCTGCTGCACACCGGCCATAATTTTCGGGTATGCATCCACCAGCTTCTGCGCCTGCTCATTGGTCAGGTTCAGCTCGCGCGCTACCGGCTCGAAATCTTTCAGCGCTTCGGTATCCAGGTCGACGCCCTCGGCAGCCGTAAATTCATACTTCTCTGGCGCGCCTTCCTGCTTCTGCTCTTTCTCGGTTTTTTGCTGCTCTCCGTCCTGGTTCTCAGCCTTTTCTTGCTGGCCTTCACCATCAACGGAAGGGTTTTCACCATCCTGTTGTGCAGGCTGATCGCCCTGAGGGGCTGAACCTGTGCCTGGTGCAGATGGTTCAGATGCTGCCGGCGCAGCGCCGCCATCAGCGGGCTGCTCATTGCAAAGACGGCGGTGTAACAAACGTTCAAACAAAGTCATTGCTCATCCCCTTAAACAGGAATTGTTTTGGCTTTCAGCTGCGTAAGGACAGCATTAAGCGTGGTACGAAGAGCCGCGGCATCATTGAGAAGCGCGTTGTACTTCGTCACCAGGTCGTTGTGATCAACAAGGAGACCAGCCACATCGCTTGCACTGGATGCGGTATCTGCGGTTGCGGTAGCTGCCGCAGCGGCGGCAATGGAGGCTCCGAGCTTTACGCCGCCGTAGTCAGTGGTCGTGGGCGCGCCAATTACCGCCGGCGCCGGATCGGGAACTTCAACGATCTGCTTATTGCCATCGAAACGGACTACGCGCTGTTTTTGGATCTGAGTCATTTGATTACCCCATTAGCCTCTGCGGCCATCTTCAGATACTGTTCAGGGCAGTGCGCCATGACGCGCTGGAACAAAGCCAGCGCCAGGTTGCGCTGCCCCTCGTTGAAAGCAGTCACTTGCGGATCACCGGCAAAGCAGGCAGAAAACACCTTGCCCTGCTCCAGTACCCCCCAGATAACCCGGCGGCCCTGCTCGCTACCCATGACGAAACGGATATCTTCAATGTCACGCTGTTGAAGGATTTCCTTCTCGCGTGCCGATTCAGCAGCCAACTGGTCATCATCAAAATCTGTCATTGCTGACCACCTGCAGGAGCACCTGCTGCGTTAGAAAGCGCTGTCAGTAGGCTGGGATCCGCCGTCTGCGCTTCACTGAGGGTCTTGGCACCCTGAGCGGCAGCCATGCCCATAGCCACCATTTGCTGCTGTTGCTGCTGCTGAGCGCGCTGCTCGCGAACCTGCTCAACCTGTTCCTGTGGAACGATGACTGTCGGCGAGACGCCGGACATCTCCGCGAATGCATCAATGGCTTGATCCACGTTGAGTTTGTCCAGCGCTTCCGGTTTGGCCTGTGCCAGCTGGCCAATGAAGCCGACGGTGGATGACAGGCTGGACAGGCCTATAGATTTCTGTGCCTGGGCCATCACTGAGATGTACTCAATGCGCAGCGGCATACCCTGCAGGGCGTCCGGCGGGGGCGGGAGAAGGTTTTTTCTCGCCATGATGGAGAAGGTGCGATCGATAAGCGGGTTCAGGCATTCATCGTTCAGACGTTCCAGCACCGGGCCCAGCATCAACAGCTTCTCTTCTTTCATCTCGATCACCGCTTCAACCGGCATCGAGCGGGTATTGATGTTCTGCAACATCATGAAGAGATCGACAAAATAGGCGCTGTTGATGATCTGCCGCGTGTCCTGAATGTCTGCCAGCAGGTCGGCGGTATTCGGATTCACCAGGTATGCAGGCTTGAAACCATCCTGCCCGGTGACCTGATCGATATAGGTGATATCGCCAGGCAAAAGGGAAACGCGCTGGTTGCGGAGTGATGACGGGCCAACCATCGGCGGGTTGGTGGCCTTGTCGATCAGCTGGCTTTTGCGCTTCTGCTCCAGTTGCAGAGCTTTAACCTGGCCGAGGGCAATCATGCCCGGGCAGGATGAGCCGTATACGTCCTCGCCGTTCACTTCCCAGCGCGGCGCCATAATCGGGAATTCATCGAAACCAGACTCACGCAGCAACTTATCGCTGTCGCCGCCAACCTCGTAATAAACCGATTTTACCGGCTTATTTTTGCTGTTGAGCTTGGCAGTATCGCGGTCGATGTTCGGATAAACGGCATGAATAACTTCGATCCAGCTTTCGTAGTTGCCGGAATCCCACATGCCCTTCACTGAATCGCTGACGTTATTGAGGCCAAACTCCATTACCAGCTGGCGCACCGTCATGGATAATTTACGGAAACAGGTGTCAACGCTGCCGCGCGCAGAGTTCGCCATGTAGTAACTGCCGATCGGAAACATCATCGTGCGGATAACGTCGCTGTCATCTTCCAGAACAGCCATAGCGCCGGTGCTGTAATTCCCCAGGCTGGCGTAAAGCAGCGGCAGCGACTGGTAGATATTGGATTTGTTGAACACTTCGTTCATGCGGCGCTGAACGACTTCAAGCCACAGCTTCACTGGGCCGTAGTCCATCATGTCAGGGTCAGGCGTTGCCAGCTTGAACCACGGGCGAGCAGGAGAAGTGATCCCCGACATCATGCCGCTCGATAGCGTGCGCGCTGCCAGGGTGGCGGTAGGGTCAACAATTTTCGTATTGCGGCGGTCATCCCGGTTTACATCGGTGACCAGGAAGCGGGAGCCACGCGGATTGATGAAGTCGCTCAGTTCTCGCCAGTGCGGATCGAACGATGAGCGATCATTAGTGAGCTGTGCCTGCTGCTTTTGCAGTTGCTCTTTCAGGGTTTCCGCTGCCATCTTCCGCGCTCCAGTTACTGACCGAGCAGCGTTTTGCCGCTGGTATTTGCGGCGGAGGTATCACCCTGCGCCCCGGTCAGCAGCGTAGAACTACGCCCGGCGGCCGCACGGCGACGCCTGGTTTCTTCATCGCGGGAATCGACTACAGCCTGATCCTGTTCCTGCGGAGCCGCCTGAACTTCTGGTGCTGCAGGTACTGAAGGCTTGCTGCCAATGCACATATCGATACTCCATACGCGTTTAAATTATTACCAATTTAACCACATATGATTTATTTGTCGTAGTGTATTGACCTTTTGACGATAAATTATTACCCTTTTGGTAAACACAACATGAAAGCGCACCCCATTCTCTTCCATTGGTGGCTTTGTCGTTACTCAGATGGCGGAGTGCGCTTCCAGGTGTGAAAGCATCCGGCGTATGGCACATGCGTCGATAGCGGTCCGGGGGCTCCTTGGTACATGGCCCAGCGGGTAGCCGGAATGTGCAAGCCATGCCCTGCATGCACGACAGCGACTCACCATCGTGGCGGTACGGTGTGACACCTCGGAAGAGACGAGGGCACAACAGGTAAGAGCATTGAGATTGATCGTCGTTCCTGGGCCCAAGGTCTGTTCGAAGTCAGTGCTCTTTCCGTTGTGGTGAATGCGCAGGCTGATGCGCGAGTGTAAGACCTGGTGGGTGCTAGATATCGCTGGCTGTAGTCGGTTGAGTAAGCGCGTTGCAAGCCAGCAGTGACCCAATAAACTACCTGTGAAACCTTCGCCCCGGTGAAACTCCGGTGTCAACTAGCAGGTCGCATAGCCAAGCCGGAGATCAGCGCCGGCCACCACAACCCAATCACGCCTCAGGACCGTGATACCCGTAGTTCCAGTGCAAGTTTGGCGGTGGCAGTTATTCCCTTTCTGACCACCGCCCTTTTTACAGCAGGACGCCATTGCGATGACTTCATGCTGTAAACCCTGTGACACCCAGCCAAGGACGGCACTTTCCATCATCCCTGTTTCGCCCGGTTCGTCCGGGCATTTTTTTAGAGAGGAAATCATGAAATTTGGAGAAGCTCTTGAGGCAGTTAAATCCGGCGCAAAGATTTACCGTGAAGGCTGGAATGGCAAAGGTCAGTTTGTCATTAAGGCAGGTGGATACACCGTCAGCGAACCTCGCCCCGGCAGTGATTATGCAAAGGCGGGGATCTCTGGTGAATTTACTATTGCGCCACACCTCGACCTGAAAAACGCACAAGGCATTATGCAACCGGGCTGGGTTCCGTCGATGGGCGATTTATTCGCTGATGATTGGCTGGCAACACCAGTCATTCACGACCACGCTTGCATCAACTGCTTTACCGGCAAAGGCCCTTGCCTCGGTGATTGCAACGTGACTGATACCAATAAGTCGATGGCTCTATCATTCGAAGATGTAGTTAAACCTGTAATTAAATGGCTGAATGAAAACGCTAACCCGCATGCCTTGGTAATCATTGATGTAACCAACGCTACGCTACTCATTGGGGAAATAGGCATTCGCACAGAAAAATATTTAAAAGACTAATCCGTGACATGTCACAATTAGCCCGCCGATGCGCGGGCTTTTTTACGCCCACGGATCGTAATCGCTGATCACGTTGGGTTGCTTGCCGCCGGCAGCAGGGAAATCCGAACGTTTCGTCACTGGATACGCGAACGTCAGAAGCAGCGCATCGCCCTTGCCCGGCGACCGGCCCAGACGCTCTTTGATATCTTCCTTCGGCTCCATGACGATCTTACCGTCTACCCTCACCTTGTACTCTGCCGCGGACAGGTCGTCCGCCGTCTCCTGGTCATCCAGCGCGCCGCCGAGCTTGAGCCATGTCTTGCAGGCGTTGAACATCTCGCCACGCTTATTCAGCATCTGTGGGTCTGCCGATGCGCCGCCGAACGGCACAAGCTGCCAGGTGCGGCCCCAGCCGTCACCGATGGACTTCAGCCCGGTACCGTAGCCGAAGTCGATAAACACCGCGTCAGCCTGGTACTGGTCCTCAAAGTCGGCGATTCGCTTCGCCATAATCAGATCGTCGGTGGTCTTATTGCCGGTCCAAAGCACTTTGCTGTGCAGCCCCTGGCGGAGATAAATCACTGCATCATCCACGCCGGAATATGCCGGGTCGACGCCGATTATCCGCGGGGCGTGTGCTACCTGCGCAGCGGTCACAACACGCTTCATGGCCTCGTCGGTCAGGCCGGTAGGAATAAACTGCAGCTCTGAGGCGTCCGGGAAGATCCCCCGCACACGGACCTTCACAAAGTCGCTGTCCTCGCCGTAGTCGTCCACCCATTTCTGCAACTGCTGCTTGTTGGTGCCTTCCACGGTACGGGAATCGATCTGCGCGCATTTCCAGCGATGCTTGTATTTGCGGAAGCACTCGCGGAATCGCCCGGTGTTACGCGTCGGGTTACCGAATGCCACCCAGATAATTTCCGTTTCCTCGTCCGTCAGCGCGCCCTCGGCAACCTCCCAGACCAGATCCGCGATGTTGGATGCTTCGTCGAACACCACAACGATGCGCTTACGCTCGTTGTGCAGGCCTGCAAACGCCTCGGTGTTGTGCTCAGACCAGGGGATAGCATCGGCGCGCCAGCGTTTGTCGTGGCCCGGATCGTTGCTGTACATCGCGGTGGCAGTGCAGGTGAACCACTCTTTCGTGATAGCCAGGTTCGACCATTTGATGATTTCCGGCCAGGTCTTCGTGCGCAGTTGGTTGTCGGTATTAGCGGTCACCACCACCTTGCAATCTTCACAGGTGGACATGGCCCAGTTAATCAGCATTGAGATGAACGCAGATTTGCCGATGCCGTGGCCGGATGCGCGGGAAATCATCAGCGGCTGGTGACGTGTCGCGGGATTCTGCAGGTGCTCGCCTATCTCGCGGAATGCGTCAGCCTGCCACTGTCGCGGCCCAGTGGCGTGCGCCAGCTCTGTGCCATCCTCGCCCCACGGGAACGCATAAAGCGCATATCCCAGCGGGTCATGGGTGAAGCTGGCGATATCGTCGATCAACTGTTCTTCCGGGGATAAAGCGGCGTCTGTCACTGGTCACCACCCTGACGCTCTTTCAGGCGGCGCCGGGCGGCGGCCATGCGGTCGGCAATCGTGACTGTGCCGGAAACTTCCAGGCGCTCTTTGAACGCATTTACGTCGACGTGCTTACCAATCAGCTCGAGGTTCTTCACCTTGTCTGGCCATTTTATTTTTTTGAGGATGCCGACCAGCTCTTTCTCGTCACCTCGGCCTTCAAACATGTCAGCCAACTCGAAACCGGTAAGATACTGACGCCAGACCTTAGGCCATTCCGAAACCGGTTTTATGCTCATGTCGTCGTTCAGGATATCCAGCACATCCATCTGGTCGATTTCCACCAGGCGCAGCAGTACGTAATCAGCGCTGACGCGCAGGCGCTTATTGCGCTCTTCCATCAGCTCTGCTATCCGTTTCTGAATGCGCTCATCGCGCATCATGACGCTGGCTTTGACGGCCGCTGTCTTAGGCGAAAACCCGGCGTTAATCGCCGCCTGAGTCTGATTCTCAGGGCATTTCGTGTATTCCTGGGTATACGCTTCCTGCATTGCCGTCAACGGTTTGTACTGAGTTGATTTGCGCTTAGGATCCTTTGGCATGGTAAACACCCCGAAAATAATTACCTTTTAGGTAATAATACCATGCCACCAGCGATGTTACATGATCGGAATATCATCATCACTCACCCACCCGGCCCGGTTTATCAGGTAGGTAACGACACCCCGCACTTCAACATCGTCCAGGGCGTCCCCTTCCAGCGCCTCACCATCATCAGTGATCAGCGCCTGCCCACGGACAACAGCGAATTCAGTTTTCCCGGCATATACGATAAGGACATGATCACCCTGCTTTGGCCGGCGGCAGACATCAACGACGGCATAACCGGCGGTAGTCTCCAGGGCGCGACAGTTGGCGTCATACTGACAAAGGCGTGAAACGGTTAGCGTTTGCTCAACGTAGTCTGCGGCAGGTGATGGAAAACCCATAATGGACCTCACATAAAAATACTGTATATTTAAACAGTATAATCATGCGAGGATTTAGTCAATCTGTCGTGACATGTCACAGCGGCAGTTTTGTTTCGTGCCAGCCAAGAGTGGCCCAGCATTGAGAATCACCAGCGCACGGGCATGATGCCACCGGCAGTTGATCGCCGCACTTGCCGCAGCGCCGTTTGCTGATGGCGTTAATCCGGCCGCGCACCCGGGCATCATCCTGGCGGATAAGCAGCGCGATGTACTCGGCCATTTCGTAGGGATCGCGACCAGGGCGCCGGGCGGCGCAGTTACGGGCCAGCATCTCCTGCTCCTGCTCATCCAGCACTAGTTCAATTTTGCGCTCGCCAGCGGCGTGCTGCCGCGCGCGCTGCGCGGCTTTGCGTTCTGCGGGGGATTTAGGCATCAGTCTTCTCCCACAATAAGTTTGTAAGTAATGGTTGCAATGACCATTGGCCACAACACAATGAAGAGCAGCAAGCACAGAATGTTATTCTTAATGCCAGTTGTTTCATCGGCTCTTGTTATTTGCGCCAAAATCCACAAAACAAGACCGATGGAGAAATACCATTCCATCACTTCACCTCCTGCGGGGCAGCTGGCAGCGGCATCCAGTGGGTTACATTTTGCAAATTCAATCTGTCGCATGGCTCATAGCCATCAATGGTAAATCCATCATCAGAGCTATACATGGCCTCGCCATAAACCTGATCTCCATCGAAAGCGATAACTGCCTCAAACTCTATCGGCATCCGCTCGCTTACCGGAATCCATTTATCCGGCACGGTAGCATGGTCACCGCCGGGTGACTGCGGGGCGGCTGCGAGCATGGCGGCGCGGCAGGCGTTCCAGCCTTCTACGTATTCGGCCTCATCCTTAACAATCGCTGTCATTTTATCCGGCACTACCGTCACCGGCTGAGCGTGACGATAGAGCGGAGCAATGTTTCGCTCGAGGTCGGTAATGACGCTCCATATTGGGACTGACTCGACGCCTTGTTTCGCCATATCACGATAACTGTCGGCATACGCCAGCACAGGATTGCGATCCGGCTCGCTGTCCGCTACCGGCTGCACTGGCGGCATATCTGGACCTTTGCGAATGGCTTTTGCCAGCTCGATAGGGTCATCGTAAAGCCAGTCTCCGGTGTCAGGGTGATTGGCTTCTGCCAGTCGAGCGGCCCACTCCAGACCGTCTTTGTGTCCCTGTAGGTAGTCGAGAGGCATCTCAACCGGCTCGCTGTCCATTGCGGCCAGCGCCATACGGGCCAGCATTTTGATACTCTCGATATCGCTCTGGTTAAGAACTTGCCCTTTCTTCAGGTCGTAGAGAGACTGCACACGCTCTTCTCTGGTTAATTTGCTGGTCATTAGTTAAGCCCTCACCCAGCCTTTGGATGTACTGCGGATTTTTCCCGCTTTACGTAGCGCCTGAAGCCGGCGATCGAGAATGCGGAAAGGTTCTGGCTTATTCTCATCCTTTGCGATACGGACGCATTCTTCTGCTACATCCCTGACGTACAGACTTGAAAATGGCGTAGGGTGCGCATCAATTTTGCTCATTATTTTTGAGTCGAGTAATTCATATTTGGTCATTGGTTGGCTCCTTCTGCCTGATACTTTTCGAACCAGAACACTACCGGGTCAGATTTCATTTCAACCAACCCCATGCGAACCAGCGCCTTTCCTTTCCCGGACACCAGGAACTCTCTGCGCCCATCGTCGATAATTCGGCGATAGTCCTCCAAGCTATTGCAGTGCTTGTGCAGATTGCACGGATGACATGCAGGAACCATGTTGTTGATGTCGTCTCGCTCCTGATGAAGCATTTTCCCATCGAATCGGATAACAGGTTGAACGTGGTCAGCGTGCCATTTGTCGCTAAGCTCGCAGCCACAGTAAGCGCAGCGCCCGCCAAACTTCATGCTCAGCTCTGCGCGCTGTTTTTTGGTCAGTGCCATCACTCAGCCTCCACCTTGATGCCAGCGGCGTTAATGGCTACCTGATACTTAAAGTGCGCTTCGATTCTGTCGCAATCATCAGGCAAGTATGGAATCTTCACGGTGCGGGACTCCAGCTCGGCGATGCGCTGGCGGTAATCAGCCACCATTCGACGAACTCCTTCAAGCGGCGTGACATCACCGCCGTCTGGAGGGTCCATGTACTCAGCGCCTGGAGGCAGGAGCCTGCAAAGTTCTTCGTCTACCTGCTGCGCCTTCTCCAGCGCCTCTACCAGCGCGAGGATGTTTACCGGGTTGGCTTCTTTGTTGAATTCATTGAGATCAGTGATATCGATATCAATCTGTTCACCTTCATGCTGAGAGATATCGATAATCTCACCATATGGATATGCTGCGAGCCGTTCATGCGCCCCAATAGCATTCTCTGCTGCCGCTTTCAGGCTCTGCGCCAGTTCGGTGATATCAGTCATGCTGAGACTCCTTGAGCAAGAGAATCGCGGATTTTCACGGTCTCTGCATTGTATGCGTTGGCATAAGCCATGCGGCGCTTATCCATCAGGACGACAAGCCGATATGCGCGAAATGCGTATTTGCGGCCGCCTTCCCGACCTTGCTCACGGAGGTGGTCACGCAGCATCGTGAAGAAATACGAATGCCCTTCGCCGTCGATATCGTCAGGCCAATCAGTTTCGTTAAGCAGCCAGTCACGTGCTTCTGTGCATTTCTGGCACGTCTTGAAGTTTCTGGCATCACCATCCTGGACAATAAACGCTTTCTCGTATGTATCTCCTGGATTGATAACGCCGTGACACTCACAGCAGCGATGTAACTTGCGAGCCTTAACTTGCGATGACGTATCAAAGTTGCTCATTTGTCGGCCCCCTCGCGCAGCGCGGCTTCCCATTCAGCAAGGGATTTTTCTGCGTACTCACCAGACAGACCATCAGCCGGGAGTGCTGGGTCGTTCGCCAAATCCTCTTTTGCGGTGAGTATCATGCGTACCACGTCGCCAACCTCAGCCATTGGTTTATCAACGAATCCGTGATTGAAAGCGGCTGCAAGGCGGCTTGCTGCAAAGTTGATACCCTCTGCGCGACCATCAGCCTTAATCCCGGCCAGGTAGGCATCGGTGGCGGAAAAATCCAGCTCATCGGCACAAGGGATCACTTCGCCGTATATCCGCTCCATAGCTTCATCCCAGCCATAGCGGCAGGCATCGTACCGGTCAGTAATACCTCGGTCTTCCAGTCCGCACCCCATGCCTTCGTCGTGGTACTGAGGTTCGTTATCCAGGTTGGTTACGGAGTCAACGATCTGTTTCATCGCTACATTTTCCAGAGCTAACGCCACATTCTCCGCCGCCAGCTGCTGGTACGCTTTCGCCAGCGCCATAAACTTTGTCTCTCTGATCGACGGCTCGCCTGCGCTCTCCAGGGAGGCGATGAGCTCGTTTACTATTTCGATGTTCATGCTGTCACCAACTCGATCGCCAGATAAGCCACATACAGGACGGCGATGATTGCCACCCACCCAATGATGTTTGCCACCATCACGAACAGCAGCAGAGAACGCCGACTGTAATTCACGAAATCAAAATCCATACTTACCCCCGCTTACCCGCTTAACTTATTGATTCAATTGATAACAATGAAGATCGTTGTTTTAGAACTCTTCGACCTTCCACCCGCCACCGGCTTTTGCCGGGAGCTTCGTTACTCCGATAATCCGGAATGGGTACTGGTCGGCGGCGACTTTGGTTTTCACCCTGGCATCGTCGGTCCAGTAACCCCCCTTCACTTCGTGCATTTCCAGTTGGCCGTTTGCCAGCATCACGGCGAAGTCAGGCGTGTAGAACGTGTTGTCAGCCAGACGCAGCTTGATACCTTCGAACCGGTACCAGGCGATTTCCCCGTAGCGCTTACGCAGCTCAAGCTCTTGCGCATACGCCGTTTCGGTTTTGTTCATCTGGCCCGCTTTAAGCCGGCCAAGTGCCTGTAGTGTCTTTCGCATGATTTTTACCTTATTGGTAATTTATAACCATAAACGAATCAAAATCAATAGCATTGCGCATATTTTATTACCCTTTTGGTAAACATTAAGGCGTAAAAAAACGCGCTTCCGCGCCGGTATTACTTGATGAGCCCTGCTGCCTTCCCTCGCCGGTATTCCTCCATCAGCCACTGTGCCGGGGTTATACCTCCGAGTGTCGCCGCGTTAGGCATGCATCCGAAGCTTCGACCTGGTGGATGGTAGGTATTGCCACCGGGGTCTGGAGGGGTGCTTATAGGCTCTGGCTTCGACTGGATGCTCAGAATCGGATCAGGTATCTGATGACCTGCCGCGACCTTTGATGCCCATTCGTCAAGAAGCTTACGCGCATGTTTCTCAACCTCAATCTCACTCAACTGACGCTGGTACATCGCACGCCTGGTATCGCACACAATCCAGTACATGACAGGGTGGCGCCACGGGAATTGTTCTGGTCCGCCAGGCTGTAGGCTTTTCTCCTTGGCGTAGCGGTGAAACTCCCCCATCACATCTTCGATACTCACGCCAAGCACCATCTTGCTGTCTTTGCACCACTTGATGAATTGACCTGGTGACGGCCAGAATGGTGATTCACTGGCACGGGCATGGCGCATTCCTGCTGATACCTGCTCGCGGGTACGGATACCACCTTCGGCGAAAGCGGCGATCCACTGGCGCTTAGCGTCGGTCTCCTGCTGTGCGGTCTTAAGGTTGGTCTGCTCTGCTGCCGGAAACAGTTGCTTGAGCTGTTTAAACAGGGCATCGACAAGTCTCTCTGCGCTAATGTTCACAACGTTGTCTTGCTGAGCCTGGTGATTGTCCGGACCCATCATGCGAGCCAGGGCGCCGGCATCACGATTCTGAATTGCTGCGAATACGTTACTCATAAGAAATCCTTCCAGCCTTCAGGGCTGTTCCAGTGTGGTACTTCATCGTCAGAGCTTTCACCGCGCTTTCCTGCCGCTCTTTTTTTCCTGTTCATCAGCAGCCGGGCAAACTTCTGCTCCCACTGCACGTGTTGCATCACATTGCCTTCTGCCATCCAGTAGGTGATGAATTCGATCAGGTCTGATTTCTTGTAACCGTCAGCTGGTAGCGCATGGCCCCATGTTCTGGCGCGCATGACAAAGTCCTCTGACGGCTTCCAGTTTTCATGCATGGTGAATTTGCCAATTGGCTCTCCGATACCATCAACGACAACCGGAGGGACTTGAATTACTTCGCGCGCAGAGAGAGGGGTTTTTATTTCCCTGATCCCTGATCCCTGATCCATTCCTAATGGTACTTGTACCGTATCAGTACCGTACTCATACGGTACTAGTGGTAAACCTTTGATTTTGCTTTCTTTTGGCTTATTCACTACCTGATGTTTAAGGAAATTAGTTATGACCCCAAAATGCTTGCCATCAGGGGTGGAAAACATGGATAAATAACCACAGTTGGAAAGCTCCCGTATTAGTACCGGAATAGGAACGGATGGTTCTCGGATAGGGAAAACTGCAGCTTTGATAAGCTTCGGGTTTGCATTGAAATAGCCTTCATCATCTGCGTAATTAAGCAGACCAATAGCCAGCAAGCAGGCTGGTTCTGATACCTCTGCCATGTCTTCATCGGTCCAGAACTCGGGCTTAATGGTGCGAATGCGGGCCATCAGATCACCTCCACGGCATTACCTTTTGAGGCCTCATGCATTAGCCGTTTTATCTCAGCATGGCGGCGGCGGTTAGTCTCGATGGTGCATTCGACACAATGCCCGTTGTATACCCATCGCTCACTGTCATGGCCGTGCTTACATTGCTTACCGGTGTAGTAGCGCTTTAGTCCTGCCTTTGCCGCTTCGACGCGAGTAATGATCTCCATAGTTCCTGTCTCACTCTGGTTGTGGTTACGGTAATTTTGCAGCAAGCCAAAAAAAGATCAACCGTATTTGGATAATTATTACCAAATTGGTGTACAGGGAGAGGCAGGAGCCGCCTGGGGGTGGCGGCGAGGGTGAGTTTTGAGGATTAACGTTCGTGGAACCAGAGGACCAGGTCGGATTTTGCGGAGATCCACTTACGGGATTTGCAGGCTTTAAACAGTCTTTCTAACAGAGGTTTACGTGGGATTCTTCTACGGCCAGTCAGGTGAACCTGAATGTAGTGGCTGGTCGTGCCGGCGTCACTTGCGAACTCTTCTCGCTCTGCCGGAGAGAGGTCGAGCCAGCAGCGTTTGAAGTCAAATTTTTGCACATCGCTCATATTTTTTTAGTCCCGGACTAACTTTAGACAGCCTGATTATTACCAATCTGGTGTAAAAATCAATGACTGTTACCTTTTTGGTAAGTTTACCTTTATGGTAATATTCTATTAAATTTAATCAGTTAGGTAACAATTTCAGGCTAAAAAAATAGAAATGAAAAGCATCTACGACATAAGACGCGACAACCTCAATGAGATAATCCGGAAGGATTTCGATAACACGCAACTCCGGTTTGCCGAGAGAATCAAAAAATCAGCTAACCTCGTTAACAGGTGGAGCAAGGGGACAAAAAATATCGGCGCCAACGCGGCACGCGAGATCGAGTCGTTCGCCGGGAAAGGTCGTTTCTGGCTGGATATCGACCATCTGTCAGATACCCCGACGCTGCCGGAGATTATCGACCCGCAGGAATGGAGTGTGGAAAAGCAGGCAGCGTTTACCCTGGGTGTATGGATGGGACAGCATCCGGATCTGAACTCAGAGAAAAAGGTTTCGGAAGCGGCCGGTATCGGCCAGGCGACCGTAAATCGCATCCTGAACTGCGAAGGCTCCACCAGCATTGGCGTACTGTCGGCTATCGCCAGGGCGTTCGGCCGCGATGCATATGAGCTGATCCTGCCGCCTGGTAATGCTGGTCTGATTGACTATGACCACCATGAATACGCCGGGCTGCCGCAGGAAGAGAAAAACAAGATCGCCGCCTTCATCAAGTTCATCGTCAGCCAGAACCAGTAACCTCTAACCTACCTGTCACTCCCTGATGGGATAACTCCCCGCGTCTCATGCACTTACCAAAATGGTAAATTTTTCCTCGTCACATCTATTGACTAATTTGAAAATTGATCAGATTATTACCTTAACGGTAACAACAGGGCGTTGAATTACCAGAAATCCACCACCGGGTGGCTTTCTCATCCACCTGATATTTACCAAATGGTAATAGTGAGGTGTGTATGCAATGGCAAATCATTAACGGCTGGTACTGCGTTACGGCATGCGGGCTGATGAGCTGGAAGTTTCGCACGCTGCCGGAAGCAATCAGCTGGGCGTTCGTCAGCAAACTGGCAGCAAAAACGGAAATGGGTATGGGGGTGAGTAAGTGAATGATTTAGCAATTATCGAAATCGCGCCAGACATGGCGCCGGCAATTTACGTTGAGAACGGGCTTGATTCCTTCCTGGAAAAGATCCGCGCCGGAGTAAACGAAGTTCCTGACCTGAGCACTGCAAAGGGACGGGCTCGTATTGCATCGCTGGCCGCACAGGTATCACGCAGCAAAACTGCTGTAGAGAAACCTGGCAGGGATTACCTGAAGCGCCTCAAGGAGCAGCCGAAAGTGGTTGAAGCTGAATTGCGCCGCTTCGTCACCGAATGCGATCAGCTGCGCGATGAAGTACGCCGCCCTCTTACCGAGTGGGAAGATGCTGAAAAGGCGCGCACCGAAGCACTGCAGCAGCGCCTTGTGGATTTGCGTGCGCTGGCTGACGTGATCGACACCTCCGGTAACTACCTTCCTTCTGCTGATATTCAGGCGCGCATTCTGGAAGCTAAATCTGTGGTACTGGATGACAGTTGGCAGGAACGTGCAGCAGAGGCGGGAGTGGCTAAAGATTCAACTATTCAGCAACTGGAAGCGTCGCTGGTAATAGCGCAAAAGCGCGAACATGAAGCCGCTGAGCTTGATCGCCTGCGCAAAGAGGCAGAAGAAAAAGCACGTCTTGAGCGTGAAGAGAATATCCGCCGTGAAGCCGCTGAACAGGCTAAGCGTGATGCAGAGGCAAAGGCACAGGCTGAAATTGATGCTGCTGCACGCCGTGAATCTGAAGCCAGAGCTGCAACTGAACGCGCAGAGCGCGAAAAAATTGAAGCCCAGCAGAAAGCAGAGCGTGAAGCAAAAGCCGCTGCGGAAAAAGCTGAGCAGGAAAAGAACGCTGCTATCGCAGCGGAGCGCCGCCGTCAGGAGGAAGCTGAATCAGCGCGCCTGGCTGAGCAGAAGCGCATTGCGGAAGAAGAAGCGCGCCGGGCCGCTGATAAAGAGCACCGCCGCAGCATCAATCGACAGGCTATCGCAGACCTGATTGAAAGCGGCCTTACGCAGGAAATGGCAGAGAAGGCACTGATCGCCATCGCCAGCGGGAAGGTATCTGCAGTCTCTATCAAGTACTGAGGTGCGCATGAACACTCAGCAGATTAACAACCTGAAAAAAATCATGACCAGCATCGACAGCAACTACCAGCTGAGCCAGATGCACTATGAGCGCCAGGTGGAGCTGATCGACGCGATCAAATACCACCAGCTGCAGAAACCTTTCTACGAACTGGAGCGCAAAGGCGTGCGCACCGAGATTCTGGAAGAACTGATGATGAGCCCGGAATTCGAAGAAGCTCTCGCGGCGTACCAGGCCGCGCTGACCAGCATCATCGCGAAGTGGGATCTGGCTGACCAGCTGGATACGGCGAGGAACGCGGCATGACACCAGGAATTTACTTCGATATCAGCAACGAGGACTACCACGCCGGCGACGGCGTGAGTAAGTCACAGCTGGATATGGTGGCGCTGAGCCCGGCCCTTCTGCAGTGGCAGAAATCAGCACCGGTCGATACCGAAAAGCTGAAAGCTCTGGATATGGGGACGGCTCTGCACTGCCTGCTTCTGGAGCCGGAAGAGTTTGATAAGCGCTTCATCGTGGCGCCTCAGTTCAACCTGAGAACCAACCAGGGGAAAGCAGATCAGGAAGCCTTCCTGAAAGACGTCGAGAACATGGGCATGACGGTAATGGACGCCGAACAGGGCCGGAAGCTGAAACTGATGCGTGATAGCGCAATGGCGCACCCGGCAGCGCGATGGCTGCTTGAGGCGGAAGGATTCTGCGAAGCCTCTCACTACTGGACAGATCCGGAGACTGGCGAACTTTGCCGCATACGCCCGGACAAGCGCCTGAAGAATCACCCTGTCCTGCTGGACGTGAAGAAGGTTGCCGATATGGAGCGTTTCTCGCGCCACATTGAGGAATTCCGGTACCACGTACAGGACGCGATGTACCGCGAAGGCGCGCAGCAAACCACCGGCGATCCACATGGATTCTTCTTCCTTGCAGTGAGCGAAACCATTGACTGCGGCCGCTATCCGGTGCGGGTGTTCGAACTGGATGCGCAGGACGTGGACACAGGGCATGCGCTATACCGCCGGGATCTGAATACCTATCACCAGTGCCGCGAAACAGGCGACTGGGGTGGATTTGAAGTTATTAAACGCCCTGAGTGGGCACGCAAACAGGATATGTACGTATGAGCAACGATATCGCAATCACTTCTCAGCCTGGTGCTACCGTCGGCACCGCCGCGGCAATCTTCAGCCCGGAAGGGATGGATCGCCTGGTGCGATTTGCCACCCTGATGGCTGACAGCAAAGCCACCGTTCCGGCGCACCTGGCTGGAAAGCCAGCTGATTGCCTGGCAGTCACTATGCAGGCGGCGCAGTGGGGAATGAACCCGTTCGCGGTGGCGCAGAAAACGCATGTGGTTAACGGCACGCTGGGCTATGAAGCGCAACTGGTTAATGCGGTTGTCTCTTCCTCAAACCTTCTGGCCACTCGCCTGAACTACAAATGGGATGGCGACTGGTCAAAAGTAAGCGGGAAAACCGACAAATCTCCGAGCCTGACAGTGACAGTGTGGGCAACCCTTAAAGGCGAATCTGAGCCTCGCACCCTGACCATCAGCATGGCGCAAGCCGGAGTGCGCAACTCACCCCTCTGGGAGCAGGATCCGCGTCAGCAACTGGCTTACCTGTGCGTTAAGCGCTGGGCACGCCTGCACGCCCCTGACGTTCTCCTTGGCGTCTACACCCCTGACGAATTGCAGGAAGCAGCACCGCGTGTTGAGCGCGATATTACGCCACCGGCTAGCACCGCTGCGGGGATGAATCAGCTGATCAATTCGCACCCTGATCAGCACCATGAAGAGAAGGCGAAAAAGACTGACGACCGCGCCCCAGAAGACATTCTCTCTGGCTTCTCTTCTGCGGCTATGGCGGCTCGTAACGTTGCAGAACTGGACAAGGCCTACAAATACGCGGCCCACCGTCTGGCTGGTAACCAGGAGTTACTGGACGCCGCCACCGATGTATACGGCATCCGCAAAGACGAACTGAACGAAGTCCCTATGTAATCACCACCGCGGCGCGCCCGGCGCCGCACTGAAAAAAGAGAGGTAACGATGAAAGGTGCATTAGGCAAAAAGGAACTGCTGGCGGTGGTGCCTGTATCGATGAGCACTATCGACCGCATGGAGAAAAACGGGGAGTTCCCTAAGCGTTTCTGGATCACAGACAAGCGCTGTGCCTGGAACAGCGAAGAGATCGAGCGCTGGCTGGATGAACGTCAGCAGAACGGCACAACGGAGTTTGCTGGAAAAAAGCCTCCGGTTGAGCAGCGAGTATTTCGCCCGGTTGGTAACGCGGCGTGACGTCGCTGGCGAGGTACTGGGAAAGGTGGTCAGGATGGTTTCTGTACCTGGCTGCCGTATCCGCCTGGCTGTTCCTGCTGGCGGTCATTTTTCGAGAGGGTTGGATACGATGAATCGGATGGAAAAATACCACGCGGATTATGTCTCGCAGCGCAAAGCGCCCCCTCTTGTCGCCGTAACGCCGGCGGCAATGGAGATCGAGCAGCGCGCTATTGCTCGCGAGAACAAAGGCCAGTACCGCCTGGCCGCTCGCCTCTGGCTTGAGTGCATGGATGCGGCCACTGGCGAGGTTGAGCGGGCCCGTATCGCTATACGCCGCGATCCGTGCATTGGCCGCGGAAACCGGCTTCGCCAGGGATGCTATGCCGGGATCTGCGCCACAGCCGGGGTGATTTATGACTAACCCACACGACAGCATTCGCGTAGGCAGTATCACGCTGGTTTATTCGTCCGTGCGCCGTGGCTGGTTGGCGCCCGGCGGCCAGGTTATCAGAAACCCATTGAAGGCTCAGCGCGTGGCGGAGCAACTGAATAGCAAGAAGGTGGCAGTATGAAAGAACGCGGAATGATTTTTAACGGGGAGATGGTGCGGGCCATTCTCGACGGACGGAAGACGCAGACGCGGCGGATTATAAAGGACTGCACGGTCGGAAGAGACCAAATTTCAAAATTCATTCAGATCGAGAAGAAGTTTATCGGCTGCTACCCGGAAGACGTACCTGAACTGATCAGGGAATGCTGCCCATACGGAGTACCAGGCGATCGCATCTGGGTGCGGGAGGCCTTTCGGGTGCATAGCCGGGCTACAGACGTCGCCACCCTGGTATACAAAGCCAGCGAGCGAAATTCGTGGACGGAGCAAACCCACCGTGTACCCGTAGCTGTCTGCAATAAACCGGCAACGCCTGAGAAATGGACTCCTTCGCTGCACATGCCGCGCTGGGCCAGCCGCATTCTGCTGGAAATCACCAACGTGCGGGTGGAGCGGCTGAACGCTATCAGCGAAGAGGACGCACAACGCGAGGGAGTTCATACCGAGGTATGGGACCAGACAGTAGTCGCAAGGAATTACGCAACCCGTGATGAGTTTTTCCAGTTTTGGTCAGAGGACATGCCCCACTACGTCGAAATGAATCAACTTTATCGGTCCTCATTCAGAAGCCTGTGGGAATCCATCTATGGCGCCGAGAACTGGCTGGCCAACCCATGGGTTTGGGTTAACGAGTTCAAGCGCGTTGAAGGCGGTACGGCATGAGCAGAAAATACACCCTGATCTATGCGGATCCACCATGGGCATACCGCGACAAGGCAGCCGACGGTGACCGCGGCGCCGGTTTCAAGTATCCAGTGATGAATGTTCTGGATATCTGCCGGCTGCCAGTATGGGAGCTAGCCGCCGACGATTGCCTTCTGGCTATGTGGTGGGTACCGACTCAGCCGGTAGAGGCGCTGAAAGTCATGGAGGCCTGGGGGTTCCGCCTGATGACAATGAAGGGATTCACCTGGCACAAGACGAACAAGCATAAAGGGAACAGTGCGATCGGCATGGGACATATGACCCGGGCGAACAGCGAAGACTGCCTGTTTGCGGTGCGCGGGAAACTACCGGCCCGCATGGATGCCTCAATCTGCCAGCATGTCACGGCGCCGCGCCTGGAGAACTCGCGCAAACCGGACGTTATCCGCGAGAAACTGGTGCAGCTGCTTGGCGATGTCCCACGCATTGAGCTCTTCGCACGCCAGTCGTCTCACGGTTTCGACGTGTGGGGGAATCAGTGCTCGGCGCCGGCGGTGGAGTTGCTGCCCGGCTGCGCAGTGCCGGTAGTGAAGACGGAGGCCGCATGAACATTGCTGAAGAGGCCTCGCTGATACGACAACTCGAGGAGGCACGCGCCATTATCAACCAGAGGAATGGTGAGATCATTCACCTGCAGAGAGAAGCTGCGCGTTACCGTGAGCAGCGGGATTCTGCAAACGCGATGGTTAAGTTCCTGCGCGGACTCTTTGAGAATTCTTCGAAGGCGACACAATGAGCCGCCTCCGGGCGGACTATTGTTCATTCATCCACTTTTCAAATGCAGACGGGGAGAACGGCACCATGTCGTAATGCTCCCCGTTTATCCATGCATCAACCATATTTGCCCACTGCTGCAGCATGTAGGCCCGCTGCCGGGAATACTCGGCCTTGTTGTAAACCGCCCTCACGCCCTTCTGTTCATGCGCCAGCGCCTTCTCTATCCAGTCTGACGGGAATCCCGCTTCATGCAAAAGCGTGCTCGCTGTGCGCCGCAGGTCGTGCACTGTTAGAGGTTGCAGGTTCTCTCCGGAATCCGCTGCCGCAGCAACCGCGCGATCAATGACTGAGTTCAGAGCAGCATTGGATAACGGCTTACTGGTGCTGTAGCGCCCGGGCAGAAGATAGTCACTCCCGCCTGCGCACATCTGCAGGCCTACCATCAGATCCTGCGCCTGAGGCGGCAGGTAGATAACGTGCGACCGGCTCCCCTTCATCCTGTCAGATGGGATCGTCCAGGTTCCTTTGCTGAAATCCACCTCTTTCCACGTCGCCATGATGAACTCGGTTTTGCGCACCATCGTGATCAGGATGAGCTTCACAGCCAGTTTTAAGGTTGGCAACGTGCTGACGGTATCGAGCGACCTGAAAAGCACGCCGATTTCTTCAGGCTGCAGGCAACGGTCACGCGGTTTAAACATGGCGATCGCCGAAGGTTTGATATCTGCGGCCGGGTTGAATAACCCGTGCCCGCGGTCATTGGCATACCGGTAAACGCTGCTGATGATTTCACGCGCCTGCACCGCCGTCGCACGTCCGCCGCGCTCGACTATGCGATCGCAAAGATCACGCACCATAGGGGTCGTTATCTCGGACATCATTTTGTTTCCGAGAACAGGCAAAATATCCCTGTCGATAACTGATTGCTTCATAGCCCGCGTACTGTCAGCCAGGACCACATGTTTCATGTAGGCGTCGGTATGTACCGTAAATGTTTCGGCGCCGCGGATCCGTTTGATACCGTCACGCTTCGCCGCAGCCGGCGACTGGCCTGCGTTCAGCAGCTTTTTAGCCGCTATCAGTTCATCCCTGGCTTCGGCCAGCGTGATACCGTCACGACCATACTGACCGATAACCAGCGTCTCCCGGCGGCCGTTGATGCGATAATCGTAACGAAACGAGATGGTGCCTGAGATCAACACGGCTACATACAGACCGTCGCGATCGGAGACCTTGTACATTTTGCCCTGCGGTTTCAGGTTTTTGAGTTTGGTATCGGTAAGCACATTTCACCCGTGATGCATCATTTTTCTGACGGTACGAGAGTATACCGTAATGGTAATACCGTCAGGTATACCGTCAAAAAATGTGAGATAGAGTGAATAGTGTTGAAGTGATATAAAGAAAAACCCTCTGTTTTTACAGAGGGTTGCATTTCAATTTGAGTAGATATGATTAGCTATAAGGTAGCCGTTAATCATTCCCACTCAAT